AGAAATTTACTTCTTTAGATTCAGTTTGATTTTGCATTCTTGCACACTCATCTATCTTAGAGCAAAGTGATTCTACTGTTTGCCAAGATTCATCATCAAGAGAAAATTTATTATCTAAATGTTTTAATAAAATACAATGAAGTTTTGCAATATCATTTGTATTAAATGGAACTTTGATAATAGCATCTTTCTTAATAGCATTTACATATATTCTACTCATAATAAATAAATTTAATTTATGTACGAAAATAAAGAAAAATTATCAACTGAACAAATCAGAGATAAATTAATTGGAAAATTAGTATCTAGTGGATGGGCTAGTTTATTAAGAGTTCACTTAAGATCATCTGAGTTTATGGATATTGTTGAGTTCTTGGTAAAAGAAAATCAAGAAGGTAAAAGATTTACACCAGCACTTAAACAACTATTCAGAGCATTTGAAGAATGTCCTGTAGAAAAGACCAAAGTAATTATGATTGGTCAAGATCCATATCCACATGCTTTAGTGGCTGATGGTGTAGCATTTAGTTGTAGTAATACCAATAAGATGGAAGCAAGTCTTAAGTATATACTCAGGGCTATAGAAAACACTGTGCCTCTAGAAGATAGAGATGCTGTGAATGATATAGAAAGATTAGATTTAGCCAGATGGTCTCATCAAGGAATTCTCATGCTTAACTCTGCTTTAACTACTGAGGTAGGTAAAGTAGGTAAACATGTAGAAGCATGGAAACCATTTATGGAATTTCTAATAGATACATTAAACTTTCAACAAGCAGGGTTGATATTTGTATTGATGGGTAAGCAAGCACAGCAGTATGAAGCATTGATTGGTGATCATCATACAGTGATAAAATCTACACATCCTGCTTATGCTGCATATATGAAACAATTTAATTGGGATTGTAATGATATATTCAATAAAGTGAACTTGCAATTGGTTGAGTATAAGAAAGAAAAAATCTTATGGTAAACTTTGAAAGTTTAAATTATATTAATATATTAGCAAAATGACAAAAACACTTAAAGAGTCAGGATTTATACATATATCTGAAGCATTTGATCAAGCTATCATATATGCTCAAAAGAGAAAGACAGGTGAGATTAAAAGTATTAAAACTCCTTGGTCTAAATTCAATGATGTATCAATGGATGGTTTAGAATGGAATAGTCTCACAGTGATTGCAGGTAGGCCTGGTAGTGGAAAGACTTTAATTGGTAGTATGATATCAAGAGAGGCATTTAAACTCAACCCTGACCAAGATTTCTGTGTATTAGACTTTCAATTTGAGATGCTTGCTAGAAATATAGCATTGAGAGAAATCAGTGGTAACACAGGTATCAATGTTAGAAAGCTATCAAGTGTTGGTTTAGAACTAACAGATGATGATTTAAATGCTGCAATCAAATATTGTAATGAAAACAAACATAAAGAAATTTACACCTATGAGAGACCCTTGACAGTAGAATCAATGAGAGAAAAGATTTTTGAGTTTTATAGACTCAAGAAGAAACCTATTCTAATTACAATTGACCACAGCTTACTCTTAAAGAAGAGTGCTAGTGAGAAAGATAGAATAGAAACATTATACAACTTGGGCAACATGCTTGCCGAAACAAGAAGACAACTACCTGTATGTTTTATAGTATTGAGTCAATTAAATAGAGAAATAGAAAGTACAGATCGTTTAGCAAAGAATAGTATTGGAAACTTTGTAAAGGATAGTGATGTATTTGGTGCAGATGCATTACTTCAGTTCACTGATATCTTAGTAGGTATTAACAGACCTGCAAAGTATGGGTTAACTACTTATGGTCCTGATAGAATACCTGTAGATATGGATACCTTAGCAGTTCATTTTCTAAAGGTAAGAAATGGCGAGCCAAAGCTTACATTGTTCAAAGCAGACTTTGCTAAAAGCAAAATTCATCAAATAACTTAATTATGGAATTTAAAAGCGAAAAAAAGAAAGGACCTTGGCATTCAGCAAAAGAGAAAGTTCAAAATGCAGTAATTGAAAAGGCAAAGACTATGGGATATAGTCACATTACTCCTGCTTTGATATCACCAAAAAGTATCAGAGACAATCCTAATCATGTATTGTTAATGGGTTATGAATTTGCTGGTAAGCATGTATTCATACTCTTTGATAAAGATTGGAATGAGTTAGTAGACAAAGACAATAATCTAACCACTGAATTAGTTTTGTATACAATGCCAACTTGTAAAAACTATGATGAGGTATATACTTCTATGGCATTTCATGAAGAAGGTCCTTATGTAGTAAACATGGATGAGTTAAAACCTCTTACACCAAAACCAGGATTTGCTAAAGAACCTCAGTTAGATTTTGAATTCTCTGATTCATTTCCAACAAGAGAAGATCAAGATGAACACTTAAGCACAATGACTATTAGAGATTTATTATCTATTATTCAGTGTGTTCCTGTGAGTACAAAAGAATGGTTAAACCAAGAAATCAAAAAGATAAATGTCATCAGAACTAAAAATTGAATTGCCTTTAAAACCTGTTAAGGCAATAACAAAATCACCAAAAGAATTAATCATCTTCAGCAAACCTAAAGTTGGTAAAACAACATTACTTGCAGGATTGCAGAATTGTTTGATATTAGATTTCGAAGATGGCTCTGACTATGTAGAAGCATTGAAGATTAAAATTAAAACATTAGATGAATTAAAGCAAGTAGGGAAAGCAATTAAAGAAGCAGGCAATCCTTATGATTATATTGCTATTGATACTGTAACTGCACTAGAAGAATTCTGTATAGGATATGCAGAAGAGTTATACTCTAAATCTTCTATGGGTAAGAATTGGTTTACAGAAGGTAAGCCAAAGTATGGTACTATTATCAATATGCCTCAGGGTGCTGGCTATCAATGGTTAAGACAAGCTTACAATAAAATCTTAGACTTCATCAGACAACTAGCACCAAAAGTTATTTTAGTTGGGCACGTTAAAGATACTATGCTAGAAAAAGCTGGTAATGAATTCAATAGTATGGATTTAGATTTAACAGGTAAAATTAAAAGAATAACTGCTAGTAATTCTGATGCCATTGGTTATCTTTACAGAAAAGGAAAACAAAATATCATTAGTTTTAAAACTAGTGATGAAATATCTTGTGGTGCTAGACCAGAGCACTTAAGAAACAAAGAGATTGTATTATCAGAGATACAAGATGATGATACAATAGTTACAAATTGGAATAAAATTTATATTGATTAACACTTAAAATTAAATTATCATGTTTAGTAGCAAAGAAGCAGACAAAAAAGTAGGAAGTAGCAGCGGCACTTCTAAAGTAATTCAACCAGGTAATGTTGTAGCAAGAATTGTAGACATCAAATTAGATGTTCCACCTTATGATTCTACTTCTTACAACATTATGTTAAATTTAGAAACAGCTCCTATTTTAGAAGAGGGGTTTGAAGGTTTACCAATTGATAAAGATGTTCCTGAGTTAGGTAACTACAAAGGTCAAGTTGCAAGAGTACAAACTCAACAGTATGCATACAATGACTATACTAACAAAGAAGGAAAAACTCTAAAGAAAGAGGATGCAATGTTCAAGTGGATTTGGAACTTTGCTAAAGAAATTGGTGCAAGTAAAGATTTAATCGAGAATGATATCCAAGCAGATAGTATTGAAGACTATTTAGAAGCTGCTAAGAAATATTTGATTAATCCTGAAAGATATATTCATTTCTGTATTGCAGGTAGTGAATATGAAAACAAAGCAGGATATACTCAGTATCGTTTATTTTTACCAAAGATGGAAAAAGGTAAGATGCCTTATGAACTTGTTGCTGATGGTGAAAAACCAAGCAAGCTAATTACATTTAGTGAAGCAGTTCATATCAAGAAGAAGAAAGTATCTGAAAGTGTAGATTCATTTACAGGTCGTGATTCTAATAATGATTTAGATTTAGATTAATTAGTTTAATGATGGCATCAACAAGGGGGTTGTATGCCCCCTTTGATGTTTAATTCAATTTAAATTATGTTTTCAAGTAGAGAAGCAGTATTCAGCATAGATGATGTTCCTGCTGAATGGATATTTGAACATTATTTAGGATTAACTGAAAAGTTACATGGTCAAAGTGTAAAGATTAAAAGTTTATTTAATCCAAGAGACAATGATCCAAGCATGTATATTTATCTAAATCCTTCATCTCAAGAGTATAAATTTAAATGTTTCAGTACAGGCACTTATGGTTCAGCTATTAACTTAATAATGATAACAAAATCATTGAGTTTTATAGAAGCTGCTAATCTTATCATAGGTGATTACAAAGAATATTTAAAAGGCAGTACTTATACTAAAACTAAAATGACAGAAGTTGCTAAATGGAAGTTGTATGACCTTAAATATAGGTCATGGAATACAGATGATAAAGAATATTGGGCTCCCTATAATATTGGTAGTCCTTTACTTAATCTTTACAATGTAAAACCTGTTGAGTCATTTACAATGACCAAAGAGAGTGAAAGTTTTAGTAGGTCAGGTAGAAGAGTTTATGCCTATACAAAAGCAGATGGAGAGGTGTATAAAATTTACATGCCTGAAAACAAAGACAAAAAGTTTATGAATTTTTCTAAATACATTCAAGGTTGGGAACAACTAGAAGGTAACTCTAGGTTATTTATATGTAGTTCACTTAAAGATATCATGGCTATGAAAAGTCTAGGTATTAAAGGTGATTACATTGCACCTAGTAGTGAGAATAGTAGAATAAAACCAATACTAGATTGGATTGAAGAAGAGTATTCAGAGAAGTATGTTATCTTTGATAATGATGAAGCTGGTATTAGAATGATGGAGACATATAAAAAAGAATATGACCTACCTTATTTAATATTAGATTTATCTAAAGACATCAGTGATTCTATTAAAGACCACGGTGCTAAGAAAGTCAAAGAATGCTTTAAGAAACTAATTAAATTATGAAAAATGTCTTCTTTATTCCAGGAGCTGTCCCAAGCAGCAAGAATGGTAGAATAATGACAAGATCAGGAATGTTCATTGCTAGCAAAGCAACACAGAAGTATAGAAAGTTATCTGCTCCTTATTGGAAAAAATATAAAGATGCATTCTTAAAACTAATGCAAGGTAAAGAATTACCTCTCATTATAGGAATGCACTTTGTAAGAGGTAGTAGACATAGATGGGATTTTATTAATCCTGCACAGACTATACAAGATGAGATGACTAAAGCTGGATGGATAGAAGATGATAATGCAGAAATTATCTTACCTGTTCCTTTAAATATTAATACCAAGTACTGGAGTTATGATAAGACAAAACCAGGTGTGTACATCACAGTATTAAGTTCCTTCTGTGAAGGAATTATAAATTTAAAAGATGATGAAACTGATTAGCGCAAAAGATATTCCTCACTTAGAGAGAATAAGATTAGAAGATGAGTTCTTCTCACAACCTTTCATGATGTCATACTCAGGGCTAAATAAACTATTGTTTAGTCCTGTTTTATTTCATCAACACTATATCCTCAAACAAAGAGATGATGTAGTAGACAAACCAATGGTAGAAGGTAAATTACTTCACTGCCTATTATTAAACCCTGAAGAATTTTAGAATGAATTTGTTCTTATGTCTTCAGATATGCCTAGTGATGGGCCAAGAAAAGTGCTTGATAAAATCTATGAGATAATGAAAAGAGATGGAGAGTCAGAAATGAATGAAACATTTGTAGATCATGTCTTAGATGTACTTAAAGAACAAAACTTATATCAAAGCTTAAAAACAGATGAGCAGAGAATAGATAAGATGAGAACTGAAAAGAACATTAAGTATTTAGATTATAAGTTTCAAGCAGAAAGAAAAACAGTTGTAGACCAAGACATGTATGATTTTGCCAA